GGAGGAAACTTTGCACAGAGCACCAGATTAAGACCTGGCGACACCGTAATAGGATTCTTTATGGATGGTGCCAGTGCTCAGATTCCCGTTATTATGGGAGCACTGACAAGAACCGATGATGTTCCTACGGATGGCATTCCAACAGGATTTAAACCAGGAACAGGACACAATAAAAATTTAACAGATCCCCCTCAGAATAATAAAGATAATGTGCCTGGTGAGGGTGCCGGACAACCCAAAACAGCACAAAAAACACCAGAAAATAGGAACGGAAAGGCAGAATCAAAGGCAACAGGTCTTAAAATACAATTTGCCGACACCTGTAAAGAAAGTGATAAGACTTTCTTTATGCAGGTTATTGGTATTATAGAAAATCTTATTAAAGTATCTACGGAGGCAACTAATTTTCTTGGTGATGTTCAGAGTGCCACCAAAAAACTACAAAAACTCTGCAACAATCTTGTAGGAGACTTATTCACATCTTTGTATGAAGAACTTATTCCTCTCTTACAAGATGGACTTGATAAGTTATACAAATCTGTTCTTGCTTCCACGGGAGGAAATCATTTAGCAGCTGTTGCCGCACAAGAGGCAATGATTATTCCTCTGAAAAATATGCAGGATGGAATCCAGTGTGTTTCGGCAAAAATTATTAATGGTCTCGGAAAGACGATTAAAGATTTAATTGAGTCAACACTTATTGAAGTAGTAAACTTCGGAGTATGTGCCGCAGAGCAGTTTGTTGGTTCCTTACTCAATAGTATCATTGATGAGATTTCTTCTGGTCTTGATTCTCTTATTGGCGGACTTTCCAAGATCTTAGGTCCAGCATTTAAAGTTGCAGATTTCCTTCGTAATTCTGCCGATGTTGCAAAGAAAATTCAGGCATTCTTGTCTTGTAATCAGACCAATGAGAAGTGTAAAGTAATTCCAACCTGGACAATTGGTTATGGTCCAAAAAATAGGGCAGGTATTGCTAGTGCAATGGACAAAGCATTTGATTTTATGAATGTATCAAAGGCACTGTCTGGAATATCATCTGGAACTTCTCCATATACAAAACCAGACTGTGGTGATCCATCAAGTTGTGGTGGTCCTACCGTATCTTTCTTCGGTGGAGACGGTATTGGTGGTGCTGGTAAGGCAATTATGGGTGGAATTGTCAATAATACAGATGGTCTTGGAGACGTTGTTTCATCGGTTGCGAGAACTGGTAGTATCATCGGTGTAGAAATTACCGATCCTGGTTCTGGTTACACCTATGCACCACCAATTGTATCCTTTGAGGATTCTTGTGGACTTGGATATGGTGCCGTTGGTAGAACAATTGTTGATTTTAACACTGGAAAAATTACTGGTGTTTATATTGTTTCTGAGGGCGAGAATTATCCAGTAGAAGGTGATGAAGAATATACAGTAACTGACACAACTGTTTTATCGCCAGGAATTGGATATTCACCAGATGATACTGCGACTGATGATAATGGAAATGAGTATAGTCTGAGAGTTGATAATGGACGAATCATATCAGCAACGCCAATAAATAATGTGAAGGTAAATACCTTACCAAATATCAATATCAATACATCCACAGGTATAGGAGCACTTATAAGACCATTGATGGGACCATTTACTCCACAAGGAGAAGTTGTAAGCGTAATAGATTGTGTAACATAAAATGGCAGAAAGACCGAATCAAAATTGGGAGCGTAGAGACTATACCAAGTGGGGGTATAAGTACGGATTAGATATTAATAATCCACAAATGAATGGAGATGGTCCTGCCGTCTATCAGTGGTATGGATATACAGATAATAAAGATGTCAACTTATCTTTGTTTTCTGAAAGTGGAATGCATTCGCATCACAATGATAAATCCATAGAGATTGTTGCTGGTGCAAAGAATTCTCCTGGCGAAGTTGATATTGTAATAGCAGGTGCGAAGGGTGATATTACTCTCACTTGTATGGAAAATGGTGTGATAAGAATCAAAGGTGCAAATATTATGCTTGAATCTGATGAAGATATTGAGTTTTCGGCTGGTAGAAATATTAGTTTAAAAGGAAAGAATGGTGGTATAAAATTAGATGGTCATTCTGTTGATGTCACTGGACTTTCTGGAAATCTTGTAGAGGCAACTGTTGGTAGTTGGCTACAAAGAGTAACAAAACCATCATTTATTGGTCTTGATGTTCTCAAATCTGTTGGTGCTGTGACTGGAATTGGAAATATACCAATTGTCGGTGCCGCCGTAGACGCTCTTCCTTTCTAAAACAATGGCAGATATAAACACTTTTGGAAATCCGACTTATTTTAATAATGACGTAACTTTTTATAAGGATGTTACAATTGGTGGACAGTTAAAATATGATGAACTTTCACTTGTTAGATTAACAGTAACTGATAAAATTACTGCTGGTATTGTTACTGCCACTACTTATTATGGTGATGGTTCTAATATTACTGGTATTGGATCTCTAACTGCAGCGGTAGAACAAACCGATTATTCCTGCACAAATCCAATTACTACCCTAGGAAACACAATAAAAATTAGTGAGGATAGTAATGCATACGGAACAAGATATGTAGAATCTGGAACTCCATCCCCTTCTCAGGGATGTGATGGTGATATTTGGTATAGCACTACAGGAACTTTTCTTGGATCCGTTCCTACTGGTGCAGTATTTCACTTTGCCGCAAGTACTCCACCAACTGGATATTTAAAGTGTAATGGAGATACAGTTCCCAATGGTAGTGGCACAGTTCAGGGAATAACAGCAGATTTTTCAGATCTTTATACAATTCTTGGTTCTACCTATGGTAGTGCTGGACAACTTCCAGATCTTCGTGCTGAGTTTATTCGTGGTTGGGATGATAGTCGTGGTGTAGATAGTGATCGTACGTTTGGTTCGTTCCAAGACCATCAATTACAGGAACACTCTCACGGTAATGCTGCGATTTACCCTGGTGGTGGACCAGAGCAGAACCAGAGTGGTAGTCGAGAAGACAATACATCATTTGGTCAACAAACCACGACTACTGGCAATACTGGTAACTTTGGTAGTGAAACCCGTCCACGCAACGTAGCACTACTTGCTTGCATAAAATATTGATATGTCAAAGATTAAAGTTGATGGTCAGTGGAATACACCAGCACCCCACATTAAGGAAAATGGTGTTTGGAAACCAATAACAAATGCATGGATTAAGGATGATGGAGCTTGGAAGATTTATCATAGTATAAATCTTCTTGTTGAATATATTGTCGTCGGCGGTGGTGGAGGTGGAGGAACCAATGTCTCTGGATACGATCCAGGTGGTGGAGGTGGTGGAGCAGGGGGGTTTCGTGCCAGTGCTGGTGTAGCACAAACTTCTGGAGGTAATTCTACGCCAGAATCTCCATTAATTTTAGATTTGTTAACTCCATATACAGTGACTGTGGGACTTGGTGGTCCACGTGGATCTTCTAGTGCTGGTAGCGATGGTGGATTTAGTCAATTTGCCAATGTGATCAGTGATGGTGGTGGTGGAGGTGCTCGAGAACAACAAAGTGGTAGATCTGGTGGTTCTGGCGGTGGTGCTGGTGGTGGTGCGACTGCATCAAATGGTGGTTCTGGAACTACTGGGCAAGGTAGAGATGGTGGAGATCATAATCCAGCGTCTGGAAATGGTGGATCAGGTGGTGGTGGTGCAAGTGGAGAACCACCTAACCTTTCTTCTACTGGTGGTGTTGGTTTAGAATCTGATATAACTGGAACCAATGTTTTTTATGCAGGTGGTGGTGGTGCATACTTTGGTAGTGGCGGAAGAGGTGGTGGTGGAAATGGTGGTGTTAATACTGCTGGTTTACCAGGAACCGATGGTCTGGGTGGTGGAGGTGGTGGATCTGGTAACGTTGGAGCAACTGGTGGAGGTCAAAAAGTTGGAGGTAGGGGAGGACATGGTGTCGCAATTTTTAGAATACCCTCTATTTTTACGGCATCTTTTTCAGGTACTCTTTCAACAGAACTAGATATATCATCTGCTCCCGGTTTTAAGATATATAAAGTTATTTCTGGAACAGGTACAGTCACATTTAATTACGCATAACTATGGCAAGCTACGCCCTTTTAGATGAAAATAATATTGTTGTAAATGTAGTCGGTGGACCAGATGAAAATGAAGAAACTGATTGGGAGAAAGAAATTGGTGATATTAGTGGTCTAACATGTAAGAGGACTAGTTGCAATACTTGTGGAGGAATTCATTATGAAGGAAAAGAACCATTCCGAAAAAACTATGCGGGTGTAGGATACTTATATGATGAAGTTAGAGATGCTTTTATCCCACCAAAAGAATACGAATCTTGGGTTCTAAACGAAGAAACCTGCCGATGGGATCCTCCGATTCCATACCCAGATAGTGGATATTATCTTTGGAATGAGGAGATTCTTGGATGGGATGGTCCATTTCCGACCGAAGCACCCCTTGACACCACCCCCTAGATGCCCTATAATACTGGGGTAATCAACGGAACACCCAATGGGCACCGCACAAGAATCTGTTCTCGGCATCGTTATTGACGTTTGCACTCGCTCCTTCCTTCTGCTCAGCGATGAGGGTAATGAAAAGATGGTAAACTGCGATACCGTCCAAGAGTTTATGAATGTCCTGGAAGTTGTGACTGCTAACCTTAATGAAGACCAGATTGAGTATGCTGACCTTGCTATTCAGGGAGAAGAGTATTGATGGAAGTATTTACGGTTAAGGA